GTTGCGTGTTGTTCTTTTGTGTACCTAACACTACTTAATCTTGATACATTGTGACGTGAGAACTTTTCGTCTATTTGGTCACACTCATAAAGTACATTCTTCTCACGAAGACCATTGGGAACACCACTTACCCACAAACTAAATCCTTCATCCCACGTGGTCAAACACTGCATAAGAGAGTTCCATGCTACATAATTAAAAACTTGACCCTCATCAACATATATACACGGAACGTGAAGACCGATAACATTACTATCAGCCGTAGAACCAACAATCCTGCATCTTATCAGACAACCATTTAACAATCTTATCTCATGACTTGACATATTAACACCAAATCTGTCAATAAAATACTTTAACAGAGGATGTCTTCTAAAAAAATTTATGATACGTAAAAATACTGGTTCTAACTGTGATTTATTCTGAACTACTAATAGTACCTCATTGGCACTTGCTTTTTTATACTTATTTGACACAGCAGTATGAATAATCTTTGTTTCCATACTGGCGGTCTTACCTGTGGTTCTACCTGTGGCTATACTAATATAAGGTGAGCTATCAACCAGCATCTTTCTTTGGTAATTATCATAATGCCAACCCTCTCCTTGCTCAAGTTCTTCATCAGTACTCCTGATAAACTCACTAAACAAAACTGGGTCTTCTATAATTTCCAATACAGCTAAATCGCTTTCACTCAATGCTACTTTTTCTTTCATTTCTGAACTACCACAAACTCTTCATTAGAAACTTCAGCCATTTCACTACACTTCCAACACTCGTGACGGATAGTAAACTTGTATGGTTCTATTGGTTTAATCTCACTTTCCATTGAACCCTTTTCACCTTTGTCAGTAATGTAGAATATATATTTACCTAAAATCTGCCCACACTTTGGACATACAAACTTGACTAACCTACTATCCGCAAATTTCTTACCAAGTTCTTGAAGTCTTTCAACGTACTGTAAAGGTGATTCGTCACTGTCACTCTGTCTCTTTTTCCTATTGATACCAAGTTCTTGCTGTAGCGACACCCAACTTTGACTAGCATCTCGTAAAGAACTCTGAAGCTCTCGTATTTTCTTAGACTCCTCTAACGGGTCTTTTATCTTACTAAGAGCACTTTGAATTTGCTCAATATTGATTTCTATCTGGCACATTTGAACAAGGGCTGCCATATCATTGGCTTGATTCAACTCATCAAGTTCATATTCTTCTAAGTATCTATCAATTTTATCTTGAACTTCTTGCCCTTTTCTTTTCCTGCCCATAGTAATACCCTTCTCTGCGAACAAGATGACCAAAAGTGTCAATATCCCACTTATCACCAAGATAAACAAACACAATTGAATTTTCTATTTCGCTCTTTATCCTTCTTCGTCTTCTTGATTCTTCACTAACAAGAAACTTTGTCCATTCTTTTTTCTCACGAATGTCATCTTTATATAAGTCATAGCAGTGCCAACAAAAATAACGATTAGGACGGTAGACTCTAGTTTCACATATTGCACATTGATAACTCATAATAACTTCTACACCGATTGCTCGGAAACTATTTCTTGAGGAATAGAACAAACATCATCTTCGCACTCAACACAAAGTGTTTCAAGAACCTGTTTTGCTCTGCTTTGGTTACGGAACACCGTAAGTCCTTTGAGGTTCATGTCATATGCTAGTTTTATAACTCGTTCAACGTCCTCAACAGTAGCATTGTATGATAAATTTACAGTCTTTGATATTGCGTTGTTAACATGCCGTTGGAAAGCGGCTTGCATCCTTACGTGCCACTCAGGTGAGATTTCCAAAGCAGTCCTAAATACTTTTTGCCACTTTTCTGGTACTTCTGGAAGTCCCGTTACTTTACCACCATTTCTAATAATTTTACTAATTAACGCTTGAGAATACCACCCCTCTTTTTTGGCAACTTCCTCAAAAATAGGATTAACCTCAAAAAACGTATTACTCTCTAAAATATTAGTCTTTTGATATACCACAGCAAAGATAGGTTCAATACCACTAGATGTCTCTGCTATAATACTTATGCTACCAGTCGGAGCTATAGTAGTCAATGAAGCGTTTCTTTGCGGTGATGCTACAACAGAATCACCAATACTTAAAAAGTCACCACGATCCTCAGCCAAACGTACCGAAGCTTTTCTAGCTTCCACATTTATAAAGTCCATAATCTCTTCAGCCAGTTTTTCAGCCTCATCAGAGTCATATGGAATACCAAGTAGTAGTAGTGCGTTAGCAAACCCCATAATACCCAATCCTATCTTTCTATTTTCTTTTACCCTATCATGTATAGCTTCTAATGGGTAGTTCGAAGCATCAATAACATCATCAAGAAATCTTACAGAATGATGGACTACTTTTCTTAGAGAATTGTACACAATTTGTCCATCCTGTACAAACTTTACTAGATTTATAGAACCCAAACAACATGCCTCATAAGGTAATAAATCCTGCTCACCACATAGATTCTTTATCAAATGTCCTTGTTTTGGTGTCGGGTTGTCTTTTTCAATTTTATCCCAAAAAACAAAACCAGGCTCTCCATTACGCCAAGCAGACTCGGCAATAAAGCGAAATAGATGCCTAGAATTAACCTTTTGTACGGGTTCATTATTATTTGGGTTGACCAAAGAAAAATCGCTATCGTTCTTTACACAACGCATAAACTCATCTGTGATAGCGACTGAGATATTAAAATTATTTAGTTTAGTTTCATCGTTCTTACATTTAATGAATTCAATTATATCAGGGTGACTAACCAACAGTAAACCTAGATTACCACCTCGTCTAATACCACCCTGCTTTATGACATCACTCACAGTATCATAAATCCTCATAAAATCAATAGGTCCACTAGCAATACCCTCTGTTGTTTTAACCTTGTCACCACAAGGTCTCAATTTAGACAAATTTAAGCCAACACCGCCTCCTGTTTTTTGAACCATACCACAGTCTTTAGCTGTTTGTAATATCTCCTCCATTGAATCACCAACTTCAAAAGCATAGCAAGCAAACAGGTAATTTAAATCCTTATTACCAGAATTTGCTAAACATGGGGTATTCGGCAAAAACATTTGATTAGCCATCAAATTATAGAATATTTTACCCCAATAATCGGGACTACCACCAAATGTCTTCTCCACTGAAGCCACATGGTTTGCAACTCTACGGAACATCTGCGATGGTGACTCTTTTTTACCATCAAAACTTTTAAGGTATCTTTTATCCAACAGAGCTAAAGCATTAACTCCCAACTTCAACGTATCTTCAATTCCTATAAATTCTCTAAACCCACGAACCTCAGCTCTTTTTGCTCTGTACAGAATATAGGTTTTAGCTAGTTGAGCATCACCTAATTTAATAAGTGCATCCTCAACCTTGTCTTGAATTTCCTCTACAGATATTTCTCTATTACCATTAAGATTATCAGTAACATTGGTAGCTACGTTTATAGCAATTTCTTCATCTACCTTACTAATAGACTTCATAGCTTTAGTAACAGCAATGACTATTTTATCAGGATTATATTTAACAATCCTGCCATCACGTTTAATTACTCGCATCAATAATGACTCCCACTATTAAATTGTTTGACCACTCCATACTGTCCATCCTGAAACTGCTGAACAACTATCGTTATCCTCATCAGGTACTAGGATAATTGTCGTCTTGACGTTATCGTTGACGGACAAATCCTTTGCCCAAACTGCTATTGATTTACTTACTGCCATTTCTTTCTACCTCGTATCATGTACTCCCTCACCGTTCCAGTACTTCTTCCAGTGTACCAACACCTGAACAGCCGATTCAAAGTCTGGTACTATCCTAGTAGCAAGGTGTTCCATCCATCCACCAACATGATTTTTAGCTATAACTAAAGTTGGTGTGTGGGAAATCCATGTTGCATAATAGAACTCTCCAGCAGTACCCCAACTAGCGTCATCACCAGTTAAAACCAATACAGCATTAACCTTTTCCACATCACTGATGTCTCTTTGAATTACCTCATTTATAGTTAGACCATTCTTAAAAGCATCACCAGTAATCTTCGATGCACCAGCTAAATGCTGTTTACCCCGCATTGGAGTCCGACATCTTATACCGACCTCATTCAGTTTTTTAATTACTCCGTCTCTACTAGCCATAGCCTCGTCATAACTAAGATTAGCTATTCTACCAGCTAAGTAGACTTCATATTCCTTTTCCATTTTCCTCTCCTTTACTTTCCAGTAGA